CTCTCAACAGCGCCGCTGCAAAGCCAGCCCCTCTCAAAGCAAGCCAAAACCCTCAAGGTTACGGGCAAAGTCAAAGTCGCAATTGAGCAAATGGTGTGGCATGGCCTCAAAAGGTCCGATGCGGCCCAAGTTGCCGGCCTCACTGACCATTCGTTGTACGTCGCGTTGCGCAGTCCTCACGTCAAACACCATTACTTGAGCGAGTTGGACGTGTTGCGTACCTCCGAACGAGCGCGAAACATTCACCGGGCCGTCGAGATTCGCGAGCAGACGTCCAATCAAATGGCGTCAATCCAGGCGATTAAGCTGCTCGAGCAAATTAGCGACGATGCACCGGTTTCCCGCGGGTCTGTATCGCTCCCTGGGCTCGTGATCGTGGTCAACACTGGCACGTCAGTGACACAGCCGCCGACCATTGATGCAGATATGAAAGTGATATCAGAGTGATAGTGCAGTGTGGTGGTCCCCTTTTTAGGGAATGCGCGGTCACGTGGCCAGTCCGGACCATGGTTTACGCCTCGTTGTGCGATGCGAGCGGGTGGGGTGGCCATCGGGATTTGAGCGCGCGCCAGGCGGACCCCCGGGGGGAAAATCGCGGGTCGGAATCGAACGCTGGTAACCGCCACACGCGTCCGCCATCAGAACCATCGGGGTGTCTGGATTTTAGTTTTTCCGGAAAATATTTCGGGGAAATATTCGGATGACCGAGGCGTCGGATGGTCGGGGTCGGTTTGAACTCGATGCCGGGACGATGGTGTGCGAGTTCACGCTGTCGAACAAGGAAGTCGATATTATTCAGGGGCCGATCGGGTCGGGGAAGACGCGGGCGTTGTGCGCGCGGGTGATGCGGCATGCGCAGCAGCAGCGGGTTTCGTTGCTGACGGGATTGCGGATGTCGCGGTGGTTCATCGCGCGGAACACGTATCCGGATTTGAAGACGACGACGATCCGGACGTGGCTGGAAATGTTCCCGGAGCATATTTACGGGCGGTTCAATTGGGGGCAACCGCCGTCGCACAAGATCCGGTTTGCGGATGTTTCGCTCGAGGTGGACTTCATCGCGCTGGACAAGCCGGAGGATGTTCGCAAGCTGCGGTCGACGGAATACACGGGTGGGGCTTACAACGAGTTGCCGTTTATTGAGAAAGAGCTTTTCGATGAGGGCACGTCGCGTTTGCGGTATCCGGGCAAGGATCACGGCGGGTCGGAGTATCACGGCATCATTGCGGATGCGAACGCGCCGGATGAGGATCATTGGCTGGCGTGGATGACGGGTCAGATCGACCTTCCGACAAACCTGACGGACGATGAGCGGCTGCAATATCAGTGGCCGGCGCATTGGGGGTTTTACAAGCAGCCGCCTGGGGTGCTGGAAAAGCGGGACACGCACGGCGTTGTGGTGGGGTATGAGGTCAATCCGGGCGCGGAGAATTTGAAGAACCTGCCGCCGGGCTATTACGCAAAGATGCTGCCGGGCAAGAAGAAGGCGTGGATCGATTCCCGGATGCGGAATGTGATCGCCCTGGTGGTGGATGGCTCACCGGTGTGGCCGCAGTTTGCGGTCGAGACGCATGTGGCGCGCGAGGCGCTGCGTCCGGTTCCGGGGCACGAGGTGGTGGTCGGGCTGGATTTCGGGCGGCAGCCCGCGGCGATCTTCATGCAGGCGATCAACAACCGGGTGCTGGTGCAGTACGAGTTGCTGGGGCTGAACGAGGGCGCGGTGACGTTTGCGCCGAAGGTAAAGAAGTGGCTGACCACGCATTACCCGGATTATGAGTTCCGTCTGGTCGGGGATCCGAAAGGCCAGGACAAGGGCCAGAACGACGACAAGACGGCGTACGAGATTTTTGCGACCGTGTTCGAGAAGCCCGGGGTGGTGCAGGCGGCGCCGAATCTGAAGCAGAACATGATTGCGACGCGTGTGGATGCAGTGACCGCGGTGCTGACGGAGATGTATGACGGGCGGCCGCGGTTCGTGCTGTCGCCGTTGTGCCGGACGCTGAAGGTGGCGATGGCAGGCCGCTATCACCTCGTCAAGGAAGAGGACGGCGAGTTGAAGCCGAAGAAGGACCGCTATTCGAATCCGGCGGACGCGCTGCAATATGGCGTTCTCGGGCTCGGCGAGGGGCGCAAGATGACGGGGCGGCCGCCGCTCGGTTCTCAGCGACCGGCGCAGGTCTGGAACCGGCGCAAGACGATGCGTCGCGTGTCGTGAGGGAAATACCGGCCTTTGGCATCGAGGCGCGGCGGTGGACGGTGGTGTTTCACCGCAAGGCCGAGAACCGGTTCTTTGCCGCGATCGCGCTGGGCGAGTTCAAGCATGTGTCGGCGTTTGCGTTCATTCCCGAGCTCGGCATCTGGACGATCTATGACGTCGGCTTTCGGCGCACGCGGTTGACCCACCTCGCCGACACCGACCATGCCAAGACGATCCTCGCCCACATCGTCAAGGGCAACTGCATCGTTACCGTCGAGGCGCAGGATGACAACCTGCCGCTGATGCGGGCCGGGCTGTTCTGCACCACAGCAATCAAGCACCTGATCGGCGTCCGTTCGAGTGCGTTGCGGCCGGACCGTCTGTTCCGCCACCTCGTCGCGCAAGGTGGAGTGGTTTGTGACGATGGAAGCCGAGAAGCCACAGATAGCGCCAGACCCGAACCTTGCGGCCCAGGAGGCGCAAGCGCAGCGGTCGTTGATCGCTAATCTCCAGACGCAGGCGCAGATGGACACCGCGAACATCATGGCGCGGTTCGGCACGACGCAGGCGCTGACCGCCGCCGGAATGGCTGGCACCGGTACGACTGTTCCGGCGCCGGTAACTTTCAGGGGCCGGTTCTGACCGATGGCGGAATCTCCGAAAAAACCGGCTGACAGCCCGCTCGCACTGGAAGCCCGGGACCGGCTCGCCGCCGCGCGCTTGTGGAAAGCGCAGTGGGATATGGATTTCCGCGAGTGCTATTTTTTCGCCTCGCCGCACCGGCAACGGTTTTTAAATTCGAATTCGTTCTCCTCGCCGCAGGCCCGCATCCAGGATGCCGCCGAGCTCAATACCGACGAGGCGTTCATCCTGTGCGGCGATTTCGTTACCGAGATCGTGAATGCGTTCATGCCGGAGGCCAAGCCGTGGTGCGAGCGCGGGCCTGGCATGGACCTGCCGGACGGCGTCTGGAACAAGGTCAAGGAAGACGTCCGCAAGGGCGACCAGTCGATCTTCGCTGCGATGAAGGCCTCGAACCTGTATCCGGAGGTGGCGAAGGCGTTCTATCCGGACCTTTCGATCGGCACGGTCGGTCTGTGGATCGAGCGGCCGCATTCGGCGGCGCCGATCGTCAACTCGGCGATTCCGTTGCGCGAGCTCGATGTCAACATCGGCCCGCGCGGCGAGATTGATGATCGGTTTGCCGTGCGCTTCACCCGCAACGTGCATGTGCGCGAGCTGGTCGGAGAGGAAATCTGGGAAAAGATCAACGGCGATCTGAAGAAGGAAATCACCGAAAAGCCGAAAGCGCACACCCAGGTGGTGTGGGGCTTCTGGCGGAAGTGGGAAGACAAGAGCGACGAGGTTTGGCAGCACGTCGTCATGGTCGGCAAGACCGGCAGCAATCTCGTGCACGACGTCGAGATCAGGGGCGAGGGCTGCTGTCCATTGTGGGTCGGAAGGTTCAACCCGACACCGGATTCGCCGTTTGGTCTCGGTCCGCTGATCCAGGGTCTGCCATCGCTGCGCCAGATCGACGAAATGGAAATGGCGTTCGACGAACACATGGACCTGTCGCTGCGCCCGCCGATCACCTATCCGTCCGACAGTTTCACGAACGTCGAGCAGGGCCTCGAATCCGGATATGCCTATCCAATTCAGCCCGGCCATGAGGGGGCGGTCAAGAAAATCTACGACGTGCCGCCGGCGCAGGAGGGCGCGTACCGGTACGAGGACAAGCTGCACAAATTGCGCAAGTTGTTCTATGTCGACATGCCCGAGCAGAGCGGCGACACGCCGCCGACACTGGGGCAATGGCTGGACGAGATGGCGCGCGCGCAGCGCCGCATCGGCACGCCTGGCCTGCCGTTCTGGCGCGACCTCTCGCAGATTTTCATCCGCTACAAATATTTGCTCGAGAAGAAGGGCGCGATTGCCCCGGTGACCGTCGACGGCCGGATGGTCGCCACGCTGGCGCGCAACCCCGCGCAGGCTGCCGCCGAACAGCAGGAGTTGGCAGAGGCCGCCCGCACCGCCCAGATCCTGGGCGCGATGTTCCCCGAGGAATGGAAGATCAACATCGACGGCCGCAAGACGATCCAGCAGTGGCTGGACAAGGCCCGTGTTTCGATCATCGCGCAGCGTCCGCTCGAGGATGTCAAGGCCGCCGTCAGCCAGATGGCGCAGCTCGTCAAAGGCAAGCCCGGCGGCGGCGAGGGAAGCGATAGCGGCGGGGGCATACCGGCGTGACCGAAATCCGCCCGACCCAGAAAGAGATCGAGGATTCGATCAACCGCATCGCGCTGACGCTCGACGGGCAGAATTTGTACGTGTTTTTGCAGCGGCGCGTCATGACGGTGACCCATGCGCCAACAGACGGTGCGTTGCGACAGGATGAAGGGGAACGCAGTTTCGCGGCGAAATTAATCGGCCTGATGGCCAAGGGGATCGCGGAACGTGGCGGACGAACCAGTAGCAGCACCGGCAGTATCGACGGAGCCGAACAGCCCGTTGTCCTCCCCGTCAGCCAGCCCGTCTCAACCGGCGGCCCCCGCGGTGCCGGCCGCCGCGTCGGCCCCGACACCCGCGTCCCCGGCTGGGACCGAGACCCCGACCCGTCCTGAAGGCCTGCCCGATAACTACTGGGATGGCGAGAAGAACGCGATCAAGACCGACGATCTGGTCAAGCGCTTCAACGAACTCTCCACCAAGGACGCCGCCGACGCGGTGCGCAAGAATTCGCTACCGGCCAACGCCGACGCCTACAAGATCGAGCTGCCGAAAGAGTTCGTGATGCCGGTCGGCGTCGAGTTCAAGTTCGACGAGAAGGCACCCGAACTCGCCCAGGCCCGCGCGATGGCTCACGCCAAGGGCTGGACACAGCAGGATTTCTCCGAGGCGCTCGGCATCTTCGCCGCCGCCAAGGTCGCCGAACAGGCCACCATCAACACCGCGCGCACCGCGGAAGTCGGCAAGCTCGGCGCCAACGGTCCGGCCCGCGTCGACGCCGTCACGCAGTTCATGGATGCACAGGGCCTCGGCGTTCTCAAGAGCACGCTGGTCACCGCCGCCCAGGTGCAGGCGTGGGAAGCACACATTACCAAGCTGACCTCGCAGGGCACGGCCTCGTTCTCGCAGTCGCATCGCGTCGCGGCCGAGGACAACAAGATCCCCGGCTATGAGAACATGAGTTTTGAGCAGCGTCGTCACGCTCAGGAACAACTGCGCGCACGGCGCACGGCTTAACGGCAGGAGAAAACGATGGCTGTCTCGCTCACCACCACGATCACCACCCCGACGAACTTTGTCGAATATGCCAAGTCGATCGACGAGAACGATCCGACCCGGACGTTCGTGGAAAACATGGTCGACCAGTCGGACGTGATGCGGGCGATCCCGATCCTCCCGGCCGAGCGCGGCAAGCGAGCCTATATGGACATCGCCTCGCTCCCCGCCGTCGGCTTCCGCGGCTTCAACGAAGCGGCGAACCAGGCGACCGGCACGTTCAACCTGCGCGAGGAAGACACCTTCTTCATCGACGATTACATCTTCGCCGACCGCGCGATGATCGACCGGCTCGGCCCCGAGGGCAAATACAAGCAGGAGAAACTGAAATCGACCGCGCTCGCCCAGTTCTTCTCGCAGAACATAATCAAGTCGGACAATTCCGCGAACGTCCGCACGCCGAACGGCATGCAGGTGCGCTGCCTGGACACCACCGCCATCACCGGCAACCTGATCGTGAATAACGGCGGCGCCGGCGGCGGCGCGCTGTCGCTAACAAACCTCGACAAGCTGTACTGGCTGGTGAACAAGCCGACGCACTGGATCATGCCGCGCGGTCTGATGCCGCAGTGGGATACCGCGGCGCGCAACAACACCCTGGTCAACCAGACCGTGGCCTATGCCGAGGACGACGTTGGCCGCCGCATCATCAAGTTCAAGGGCCTGCCGATCCTGTTCGGCTACGAGCCGGATGACTCGCCGGATCTGCTGCCGTTCAACGAAGTCGGCGCGGGCGGGGGCGGCGCGGTGACCTCCTCGATCTACTGCGTGTCGTTCCGGCCCGGCGGCTTCTACGCCATCGAGCAGACGCCGCTGTCGGTCATGCCGGAAGGCCCGACCGTCGGCCAGCCATTCGACTCCACGCATATCAAGTGGGACTACGGCTTCGCGCGGGAGCATCCGAAAGCCATCGCCCGCCTGAACTCCATCACCAACGCGACGATCGTGGCCTAACGGCAACGGCCGAGACACACAGGAGACGACTTCCATGGCCTTGACCGCAAACACGATCCCGTCGCAGATCACGACCCTTCCGTGCCCCTACGATGCGATGCTGGCCTTCTGCGGCGCGCAGACGCTGACGGCGACCGGCTACTTCAACAACCTGAACTCCGGTCAGATCGACCTCGGCGGCCCCGCCCCGGCATCCGCCGCCGGCCGAACCGACTTCGTCTGGTCGATGGACATCACCGCGATCGACATGTCCAGCAACGACGAGAGCTACAAGCTGCACCTGTTCGGTTCGAACGATGTGACCTTCGGAAACGGCAACGTCGAACTGCTGGCGTTCCATGATCTGGCCGCGGTCACCGCCGGCCGCCAGGTCGCTACCATCCTCGGTGCCTCGCCGACCATCCCGCCGACCAACCTCGGCGGCACGATCATCCAGCTTCCTGCCACCAATTTGATGCAGCGCATCTATTACCGCCACCTGCGCATGTATCTGGTGGCTGCCGGCACCACGCCGTCGATCACGCTGACGTCATGGATCAGCCGGGCCAACATCAACGTTTAGTTTACGTCGCATTCAAAACTGAGGTCTGACTATGTCGCTCAAGATCGACACCAATCATTCGGTTGTCGCCTACCATATCGTGGATGGCGCCACCAGGTTCAATTATGCAGTCGACGCCCAGCACGCGGTGTCCGCGCATCCGAACGAGTGGAGTGCCACGCCATGGTCATCGGAAGATGCCGATGCGGCGCGCAAGAAACTGGCGGACGATGGTCGCCCGGTGCCCGAGCCGGAACCGCTCAGCCCGGAAGATCAGGCGGCCCTCGACGAGCACAACAAGGCGGTAGCCGAGGCGGCAGCCCGCCTTCAGGCCTACAAGGACAAGAAAGCAGCTGAGAAGGCGGAAGCCGACCAGGCCGCCATGGACGAGGCGATCATCGCATCCGAACCGCCTCGGCCCGATCCCAACGCGCCGCGGCGCCCATTTGGCCGCAAGGGCGAGCCGACGCCGTCCGAACTGAAGCTGATGGAAAAGCAGGCTGCGAAAAAGGCCGAGGATGAGCGTATTGCTCAAGAAAAGTCCGACGCCGACAAGGGCGCGGGCGTCAAGATTACCTCCTGATTGAACCCTCTCGAGGCAACCTCCAGCCCCTTCCGGGAAACCGGGAGGGTTTTTCTTTGGGTGCGTTGCCCGATAGGGCCACCCGTCGCACGGTCGAAAGCGCAGGAGACCGCGCATGGCGTCCTTTGAATGGCCCCTCTCGAAGCTAGAAATTTGTAACAGCGCGCTCGCGCAGACTGGCGACAACCTTGTCTCCGTCGCCGATGACGGCTCGGTCGAGTGGACCGTGTGCTCGCCGGCTTACGAGCGCGCACTGGCCGTCGTCACCGAGGCACATCCATGGTCATGGGTGACCGAATTCCGAACGCTGCAGGCGGCGGTGAACGCCCCGGCCGATGAGCGCTACGATACCGCCTACGACATCCCGGGCGATCTCGTTCACCTGATCCTAGTGCGGGTCAACGATCGGACCTGCATCTGGGATTTGCTGAACGGCCAGATCGTGGTGAATGCGCGCGGCGGCCCGCCACCTCCGACGCCGCCGGTCGTGCCGATGTCGATGATCATCAAGGGCATCTTCTCGACCAATTCCGACCCGGTGAACGGCACGCCGACGGTGGTGATGGCGCTCGAACGTTTCGTGATGAGCGGCATCTATCGCGGCATCAAGAAGGACAACGCCGAGGCCGGGCGGATGTTTGCGGAGGCGAATGCCATCCTCGCGAACGCCAAGGCGCGCCACGACATGCAGAAGCCGAAGCGTGCGCTATTCATTTCGCGCACGCGACGCGCACGCTACATCCGCCGGCCCGACTTTCCGATCCCGAGCGGCGGGGATTCAGGGCCTTGGGGGCTGTGATCCATGGCCCAGAAAATCATCGGGGCTCAGCGCGATTTCTCATTCGGCGAAATCGACGTCACGCTCAAGCGGGCTGACGACCATCCGGCGCGCAAGTCTGGGCTGCGCCAATTGGCAAACATGCGGATCCTGAACTCTGGCGCCGTGCAGAATCGATCCGGACGTTCCGCGCTATTTCCGGCAACCGGCGCGGCGCGCATCGAAGAGATAACGATGTCTGCCGGCAATGACTTCAAACTGGTCTTTTCCGCGATCCGGCTTCAGGTTTTCAATTCGGCCGGAGCGGAAGTCGCAAATTTCACCCAGCAGGGCAACGGCGCCGCTTTGCCGTGGAACGCGCTCAACACTAATCTGATCGTTTATGCGCAGATCGGCCTGTCGATCTATATCACCTTCGGGCATTCGATGCGTCCCCAGGTGTTGAGTTGGAACGGTGTGTCGACATGGAGCATCGCCGACTACAACGAATTGCTGCTGTCGAGCCAGAAGCGAACGCCGTTCTACCGGATCAGCCCGCAAGGCATCACGATGTTGCCGAGCGGGCGAACCGGCTCGGTAACGCTCATCATGTCGGCGCCGGTTTTTACGCCATCCCATGTTGGCACGCGCATGCGGTTCGTCGGCCGCCAATTGCTGATCACCGGTTTTACAAGCCCTCAGGTGGCCACTGCGACCGTTCAAGAGTCGCTGAACGGTCATCAGAACCTCGGCGTCGCGACCGACCCCAGGCCGTCGTTTTCGATAGGCGACGTCGTGACGGGCGCCACGTCGGGATCGAAGGGCATCATCACCGCGATCAGCGGCACCGGCATCGATGTGCAATTGATCACGACCAACGCCACAACAGTGCTTGTAGGCGGTCCCTTTGGCGAGCAGCGGACGGTTTCGTTTGTCACTGCAGAAACGCTTGTCGGACCCGCCGGCAGCATCACGATCGGGAGCGCCGGTCCGATCGACGATCCGACGATTGGCGTGCCGCTGTGGGACGAAGAGGTCATGAACGATTACCGAGGATATCCCGCCTCGGTATTCGCCGACCAATTTCGACTCGGCTTCTGCGATTTCCCGTCGATCCCCGGCGGCATCGGCTGGTCGGCCATCAATTCGCCGAATGA